GCCATTCCAAGAATTTGTGCAAACATAGTCTTGCACATAAATACTATCCTTTGTTTCGTCATAATGCCATCGGGCACCTACCCAAGATGCTCTGGGATTCAGGAGAAAATACTGCGATGAGTAAGTGTCAGTACCAGTCATTGTTTTGTTTTGCAACAACAACAAAGTGCCACCATCTTTGCTCCTGAAATTTGCACAAAACGCAAAGTCACACGCATGCACTTTTCCATCAAACCATGTGTATGTGTAAATCAAGGTTTTCATTCTGTCAAACAATGCTTTTTTTGTGATGATTGACCGGTACCCAGCAAATTTAGTACCAATCGCATCAAAAAGTGGTAAATTTTCAATACTCACTTTTGTATCTTGTTGTTTTCCATCAAAATGTGGGAAGCTCTCAGTGCCCCTAATGATCTCAATACTCACTATGTCTAGTACTTTCTTTTTGCTGGATGATCTGTTCTTTGTGATGGATGACCAGCACTTAGTAAATTTAGCAGCAATAGCATCAAAAAGCGACATTGCTTTTAATGATGATTTTGTATCAGATTGTTTTCATAAAAGTGATACAGCTTAATAGGATTATCAATTTTTTTTTTGCAAAAAGAATATTATGATACGCAATCTAAAATACCTCTAAAATTAATTATTTTTATTTTGGTATCAAACAGATCATATGTCATGGTGTGATTGTTAAATAAAATGAATAATTTATTCATTTTTTTACATATAACCCAAAAAATTGAACATATTAAATCCAGATCTGTGTCAATATATTATTCAAACAAACACCATGAATACACCAGTTGTTTTAATCACTGATATATGTTCTGTAGACATTGATGACATTTTGGGATTAATTTTGATATTGGCAACACACAAAAACATTGTTGGTGTCATTGCATCTCATCATTATAGTAACCATCGTGCAAAAATTACTAAAAAAATATTAACAATGCTTGGGTATGGACATATTAGAGTGTATGCTGGTCATGGTATTCAATTTGGCCTAGAATACAGTGATGACACACGTAGTACTTTTTTTAAGGAAAATAACTTTTTTCCATCACTCTTTGGTTATCCACTTGGAGTAAGAAAAGATGGTGAGAGACAATGGTATCCAAATTTTGGGAAAGCATTTGGTGACTGCTCTGAATATGTTGTTGAGCATAAATCGGGGGCAGACTTTTTGACAAACCTGTTGACAGAATCAGTTGAAAAAGTTAAAGTGATTTGTGTTGCACCACCACATGACCTGGCCCTCATTGATACACATTTGTATCCCAAAATGGATATGTGGTGTATGGGTGGTGGATTTGAGGCAATTGGTGAAACCATCGCATGTCAAAAAATTGGTTATAATTGGGGAATTTGTCCTAATATTGTTGATATTGTTCTAAAAAAGTTGGCAGCATCTGGAACAGCAATGACATTGATTAGTTCACAAATTGTCAGAACTCTTGACATTTCTGTTGCTCTGGAAATTTATAACAAGTGGATGAATTTATATGAAACATGTGAGGTGCCACAAATTACAAAAGAAATTATGTTGGAATGGCTAAAAAGCAATCGTGATAACAAACTGACTGCACATAAGTTAATGTGTGATCCATTCACTATTTATTGTGCACTTCATCCAGATGATTTTGAAACAATCAATGTGTTGGCCAAAATCAATGAATCATTTGTTGTTACAGATGACTGTGGAGGAAAAAGTTATATTGATACTTTGGATATGTTATTGATAGAAAAAGCTATTGTTCCAAATGTTAGAATGATAACAGGTGTCAAAATAGATCACACAAATACTAATATTATTAAAGCAGAAATTACTAGCATTATTGAGGATGTACTGTTTCCCTATGAACATCAAAAATTGTATACAGGATCAATAAAGATTACTTCAGAAAGTGATCCTGTGGATATTAAAAATAAACTCATTGATCATTTGGGTTATGATAGATCACATAGTATTAGAGTTGTGGAAATTATTGGGATTTGTGAACTGTTCACATTGGAAAAGACAATAGAATCAGAAAAACAAATTTGGGATTATTTGCATAATTTGAGGAAACTGTATGACCATGTGATTGTATTGTATGGATACACAGGATATGCATTAAATGGATGCTATGATATCAATTGTCTTGTTGGACATATTGCTGATTCAAATATTGATCCAAATATTGCATTTATTGGAAATATTGTTGATCAAACTCTTGTTGCATTAGAAAGTTGGAAAGCAAAACATTCAAGGAAAGTAAATAGTTTCACATGGTTTGTAAAATCAGGTGAAATGACAAAGTTTGGTGATGATATTGATATAACTGATGGAATTTGTGATGAGATGTTATGTTTTGGTGGAGGAGTTCAATCATTTGCCCAACTTTGTAATATGATTATTGCAGATAAACCTTTTACATGTGTTGGAGATGTAAAAAATCTGAAAGACCCCAAGGATTTAATGGCAGATGGTGTCAATTATTACAGATATTTTGATGCAGCTGAATTTGTGAATTTGTTGATGGTAACCAAGTTTGAGAACATTGAAAATGTGTGTCAAGAGTATTTGAAAATGAGGTGTTTATATGATCCACGCAAAGGTGATGCATCTAGTAAGAAAATGTTATTTGATCATGCAATCAAGAAATTGATAGAATCAAAATAGTTTATTTATTTTTCAAGCAAAAGTTTAAACTCATCTATATATTCATCAACATTAAAATACTTTTCAGGAAAAATTGATTTATCATATGGTCTAAATCATTATAAATATAACTATTTTTTGTAAAAAATGAACATTAGGAAACATTTGAAGGAACAATATAATGTAACATTTAATGACAATTATGATGACACAAAATTAATTGACTTGTTTATAAACAATATTATTGATGCTGATTGTCATGACATGGAGTATAAAAATATGATTGGTTTTTACTATCAAATGATCAAAAAGGATTATGAGAAAATGAAAGAATATTACATGATGGCTATAAAGCTAGGAGATCGTGATGCAGTGACTAATTTAGGATATTATTATCAGTGTGTAGAAAAAGATTATGAGAAAATGAAAGAATATTACTTGATGGCCATAAAGTTAGGAGACAGTGATGCAATGAATAATTTAGGATTGTATTACAAAAAGATAGAAAAAGATTATGAGAAAATGAAAGAATATTATTTGATGGCTATAAAGTTAGGAGACAGTGATGCAATGAATAATTTAGGATTGTATTATGAAGAAGTAGAAAAAGATTATGACAAAATGAAAGAATATTATTTGATGGCCATAAAGTTAGGAGATAATGATGCAATGTATAATTTGGGTCAATATTACAAAAAGATAGAAAAAGATTATGACAAAATGAAAGAATATTATTTGATGGCCATAAAGTTAGGAGATAATGATGCAATGAATAATTTAGGATTGTATTACAAAAAGATAGAAAAGGATTATGAGAAAATGAAAGAATATTATCTGATGGCCATAAAGCTAGGAGACAGTGATGCAATGTATAATTTAGGATTCTATTATGAAGAAGTAGAAAAAGATTATGACAAAATGAAAGAGTATTATCTGATGGCCATAAAGCTAGGAGACAGTGATGCAATGTATAATTTAGGATTCTATTATGAAGAAGTAGAAAAAGATTATGATAAAATGAAATACTATTTATTGATGGCCATTGAATTACAAAATAGTGATGCAATGTGTAATCTGGGCCTGTATTACATGAATGTAGAAAAAGATTATGAGAGAATGAAAGAATATTACTTGATGGCCATTAAATTACAAAATAGTATTGCAATGAACAATTTAGGATATTATTATCAGAGTGTAGAAAAAGATTATGACAAAATGAAATACTATTACATGATGGCTGTTGAAATGAAAAATTGTCATGGTATGAATAATCTAGAGATATTTTACAAAACAAAAAGAAGCAAAAATCCAAATTTGGAAAAAAGGATATCACTGATGAAAACAGAAATATGTCCAATATGTTTTATGGAAACAAAAATAATTCCATTTGATTGTATGCTACATTACTTTTGCATTGATTGTACTTGTCAAATTGATAAATGTGCACTATGTAGATTTCCAAAAAATTGATTTATCAAATCGTTTTAAATTGTTATCATATGAAACACTATTATTTATCTTCACATGGTGGATCTAAAAAAATACATCGATGCACAATATAATATATCATTAAGTGATGTATATAATGATATATTACCAAAAATAAGTGAGTTGTTTATACATGATATTATTGATACATAATGCCATGATCCAATGTATATAAATGTGATTGGGTTGTATTATGAAAAAGTCAAAAAGGATTACAATAAAATGAAAGAATATTATTTAATGGCCATTGAACTAAAAAATAGTGATGCAATGAATAATTTGGGATATTATTATCAGAGTGTAGAAAAAGATTATGAGAAAATGAAACAGTATTATTTGATGGCCATTGAAATGAAAGATGTAGATGCAATGTACAAATTAGGAATATATTACCAGACAGTGGAGAAAGATTACGAAAAAATGAAAAAATATTATTTGATGGCCATTGAATTAGGTGATAGTGGTGCAATGCGTAATTTAGGAGTATATTATCAGAGTGTAGAAAAAGATTATAAGAAAATGAAAGAATATTATTTGATGGCCATTGAATTAGGTAACATAGGTGCAATGAATCATTTGGGTGTATATTATTATCAGAGTGTAGAAAAAGATTATGAGAAAATGAAAGAATATTACTTGATGGCAATTGAATTAAAAAATAAGAGAGCAATGAATAATTTAGGATATTATTATGAGTATGTAGAAAAGGATTATGGGAAAATGAAAGAATATTACTTGATGGCTATTAAATTAGGTGATAGTACTGCAATGAACAATTTAGGATATTATTACCAGCATATAGAAAAAGATTATGAGAAAATGAAAGAGTATTATTTGATGGCCATTGAACTAAAAAAAAGTACTGCAATGAAGAATCTAGAGGGATTTTACAAAACAAAAATAAGCAAAAACCCCAATTTGGAAAAAAAGATATCACTGATGAAAACAGAAATATGTCCAATATGTTACATGGATATCAAAGTAATTCCATTTGATTGTATGTTACATTACTATTGTATTGATTGTAGTTGTCAAATTGATAAATGTGCATTGTGTAGATTCCCAAAAAATTGATTATGCCAAATATTATTATTTTATTATCATTTCAATAGAAACAATATAATGTCTGTTGAATATGTGCCCAAAAGATACAATCAATCTCTCATTGATTCAATTCCTAACACAGGAACAGAACCAATAATTGTGGCTGTGTTAGATACTGGTGTTGACCCCATGGCCTATGGTTTGCAACAGTGTCCTGATGGTACACCCAAAGTAATTGATGTTATTGATTGCACAGGAAGTGATATTGTTAAAATGTCTGAAACAAAATTCGATTTGGTGCCCACATCAGTTAGAAAAATAATGAATTGTGTTGATGATACATTAACTATTTTTACAGGCACTAGATATTTGGAAACTTTTTTTTCAGATACAAAATATGATGAACTAAATGAAGAACAGAAAAAAGTAGTTGATGATGTTGTTTTGAATGTTTATACTTATAAAAGGGATGGCATATTTAGAGTGCTTATTGAAGATTATTCAGATGATGAATTGGTGGATTACAATATTAATTATCAGTGTGGCAAAATTATTGTTGGGTCTGTGTGTTTTTATTTTGCAGTTCATGTTTATAAAAATGGTAAAGAAGTCTCACTAGTGTTTGATTCTGGGACACATGGTACACATATAGCAGCTATCATTGGAGGTTATTTTCCTGATAAGCCTGAACAAAATGGTATCAATCCAAATGCCAGGATATTAAGTCTAAAAACTGGTAATACAGAATCACCAGAAGCATTATGTAGAGCACTTGATGAAATGGTCAAGTATAAATGTACACTAGCCAATTATAGTTTTGGTGAAATAATAATACCAACAGATGTCAATTGTGGAGGTATGACAGGAAGATTTATTGAAAAACTAAATCAGTATGTTGAAAAATATAATATTGTATTTGTCACCAGTGCTTGTAATTATGGACCTCATCTCATGACTATTGGGGCACCAGGTATATGCACAGAAAATTGTATTGTAGTTGGTGCATATACTGATCAAAAAATGTTAAATGATCTGTATTTTCAAAATAATAATTTTACATGTGGTCCATATTATTGGTCATCATGTGGACCCAAATATAATAAATCATCTGGTGTTGATATGTTAGCCCCAGGTTGTGCACTGTCATCCTATCCACATTGGTACAAAACTAATATGAAGTTTTGCGATGGGACAAGTATGGCATGTCCAAATGCAGTGGGTATTATGTCTCTGGTACTTGAAAAACACACTAATTGTGCTAGAGATATTCCATTTTACTGGATTAAAAAATATTTTGAAAATAGTTGTTATGCAATGCCCAATATTGATTCATTTGCACAGGGGAATGGATTAATCATGGGCGCTAATGTGGAAACAATGGGCAAAGGACAAATACAATCATATCCATATCACTATGAAGTTACTAATAGTCTAAATCCTGCACACAATGGATCATTTATTCATATTAAACATGAATGTGATACAAAACAACCATCTAATTTTTACAATGTATGCATCAAAATAGTTCCAAAATTCAAAAATAGTTTGGATACATCAACATTTAGAAAGATATTACATCTGAAAGCTGATTTTGGACCAATTATCAATTTTTCAATCAACAGTCCTACTACATGCATAGTTGATTCCCAGGGTTCAACCATCAGGGTACAACTTGTTATTGATTCTATTTATTGGAATAACAAGTCAAATCTCAGTGGATACATCAAATTTATTGATCCAGATACTAATATGTTTGTTGCATCATATCATATTTTGGCAGTAGTTTCAAAAAAGATAAAGAATAGATGTAAAACAAATATAAAAATTAGTGCTGGGGTTATATGTCGGCAATATTGTCGTTTCACAAAAAACACAGTTATCATAAGGACTGGAAAAAATAATTCACTAAATATTGGTATCAAAGATTTGACAGAATTTCACCAAAAATCAAACTTATACAATATTAGTAAGACACATAAGGATCAATTTATGCGTTTTAATTGTATACCCTATGCACTCTATGAAATTATTATCTATTTACCCTGGGATGCAGAAACTGATATACCTTTAAAATTAACTAATTATGCGACCACTATATCAATTTCAAAACCATTAATGCTAATAGGTGAATCAACATCTATTAGTATTACATACAGTAAAAATAAAGACAGATATGAAAAACCATTTGTCCCAATGGTGTCACATATTACATCTCACTATTTGCCCATTTCAGCAACTATTACAGGTGAAAAGTTAATATTGCTGTATAATTTACAATTGCATAAAGGATGCAATAAATACTATGTTGATAGTTGTGAGAAAGTTTATAATGCAAAGGTGGCATCTGGACCAAATCTTTTTGGATTGTCTGGTGGTAAAATTATGTTTATGGGGAATTATAAGCATAATAAGTATGAAGGTATTCTTGATCAAGTGATAATTGAATTTGTGGATGAAGATACAAAAATTTTAGAAGAATATAAACAATTAGTTTTGTGTGTTGAGAGGCAGCCCAAAAAACTAATTGATAATATCTCAAAGGTGCTGCCAATTGAAGATGGTTTTATGATAGATTTATGTTTGACCAAATCCATGTTGGCTGAAGAAACAATATATTATGATGACTTCATTCATTGCAAATTAAGAAACACATCAGATGAAATTATTACATATGTCAATAAGACCAGATCACCAGTTCAAGCTAGAAAAAAACCACAAAAATCAGTACATACATTTTGTAATAAACCTATGATCCAGCTGGCTATTGCATTTGTATTAGTCATCGGCATAGGAAAAATAGTGAAAGTAATATGAGACAATGCATTGGTATTCATATTTACAGAAAGATTATAAAGCAAATAATCATTGTGTTGTGATATTAAAAATTGGCATTCTCATCTTCGATTCGCCAGCCATTTTTATTTTTTATTTTTTGTTTTGCCAAACAAAAAATAAAAATTGAAAATTAATAAATCAGAATAACATTAGATAAAAGTCATAAAACATTTGTAATATGGGAAATTGTGTATCAATTTTAGATTTGGAAATAGTTGATATCAATGCACACACCATAAAACCATCTGCACCACTTTTTACAGTGAGTAAAGAAAGATTTTACATGTTATTCACAAAATCAGACATAGCGCGTCAACCATATTTAACAGACAAAATAAATGAATCAACAAAAGATAAAGTATTTAGCATTCAATTACAAATGATGCACAATGCAAATAGATTGTATTCATTGACACAAATGATTTCTTATCTTGAAGAAACAGTTTGTTGTATTTGCAGTGTCATAAATGTAGTTAATCCTGTGTTAGATTCCAGCAAGTTATATTACACAGCTTCCAACATTTTTGTGGAGAATGTATATGATTGTCATATGATACCTGAATGGCAACAATATGAATTTTGCAAAATGGCATATAGTAAGAACAAATACACATCAAAATATATAAACAAATTATTTTTGAATAAGATTTTAGTTGAAGAAACACCATCATTATTTGAGCACATTCCAGCAGATGACCAAACAGAACATTTACGTATGGTGGCAGTTGAGAAAGAGCCAATGAATTTGAAATTTGTGGTGCACAAAACAGATAATGTTATTGAATTGGCAATTAAAAAAAATGGTCGAGCAATTGAGTTTGTAGAAGAGCCAACAAAAATTATGCAACATATTGCCATATACCAAGATCCATCAGCATTCAATTTAATAAAAAAGAAAACATTAGAGGTGTATATGTATGCACTAAAAACATGTAATGACAGACAACTTGTTGCACCTCGGGCAACTGCAAAGGATTTTTATTTGGAAGAAACAGAAGAAAACAAGATGTATAATATAATGATTGATAAAGAATTTGATAAAGTTATTAAGGATGCGAATATGTTTGTGTCACATGATAAACTGAAAATTATAGAGAAAAAAGATTATAGTAAAAAAAAGTTTACTTATGATAAGCTTCTCAACGAATTAAAAAAATCAGATGGAATGGCGTTTCTTGATTTTCCAGAATCATTATTGTGTATGGCATTTGCACACATAGCATTGGAGTATAGTAAACAAAATAATAAAATATTAGTGTTTGTGATTGAGAACTATACAAAAATTTTATCTTCATCGCCTAAAGCAACTTTGTATAAATTAATACAACCAAAAACAGATTTGTCACCATATTTCAAAAAAGGCGTTCATTATCAAGGCTGGTATGATTGGGTGAATAGGGTACAAAACAGCAGATTGGGTTCTTAATAATTTTTTATTAGTATTTCATTTGATCAACCAGTATCATTAAGCTGCTCAGTGGTTCCAAAAAGGGAACGCTTAACAGCATCCCCAATATTTCATATTGTTGGCCACCGAAATGGTTTTCAACCAGACATCAATGATATTGCACAATCAAACTAAATCATACATTCAGCATATATCATTTTGTCCAGCAATTGTGTATAGAAAACAATTTGGAGAATTATAGTATATGCTAGCATACAAAACATTAAGACACATACTTGCCAAATTGTATCCAACACCTCTCATAACAAATAGTTATACTATGTGCAAAACTGAACATGAAATAGCACGATGTAGTATGTATATGATGAATTTGAAAAGTGTTTGAGTACAATAAGTGATGATGAAAAGAAAATATTTTTGAAATATAGTGAATGTATTATTAGTAATGAAAGTGGAAAATGGAATATACAATGTACATTTCCTAGTAATGTGCATGATGTGCTAGGAAATATTATGATAGAAAAAATACTATGGCATGTTAAGGTACAATATGCTACAATACAATATCTATTTTGATAGTGCATTATCAAACTAAATCATTAGACATTTAAAATAATTGTTTTAATCTATAATTTTAATCTTTTTAATAAAACATCTTTTGTACCATATTTAGGTAACTTTTTATCTATACACATTTGCTGTAATTTTTTTATAGTATATTGCTGCGAAACTTTTATGTTACTATGTTGTTTTTTATTGTGAAACAATTTATAATGTATATCATGTTTATCATCATTATATTTCAAATAAACATGCATAGGTTCATCACAACATTCACACATTACTATTTTTGTATCATTATGGTTGATATTAAAATCTTCAATGAATTCATCTAAATCAATATCATATTTAACCACATAATCATCACACTGGTCATATAAACCAGCTCGATCACAACATCCAACACATGATTGATTTGCACATTTTTTGCAAAAACCATATTCTGTTATATTGCTTTCTACATCAGCATCAAATATAATTCGGTCACATTGTCCACAGATAGATAGTTTTTTTAAAACTTTTAAATAATCCTTATCATTATCTAAATCACAAACAAAAGCATCATCTAAATCACTATCTAAATCACTATCTAAATCACAAACAAAAGCATCATCTAAATCACTATCTAAATCACAAACAAAAGCATCATCTAAATCACTATCTAAATCACTATCTGAATCAGTATCTAAATCACTATCTGAATCATACTTAACATAGATTCCTGTGGTCCAATCGCACATACAAAATAAACATATATTTTTATCTGAATTTTTTGTCCAAATAGAGAAACACTGTTTGTGAACACTTTTGCCACAACCATATTTACAAAAGATAACATTTTTATTGGCAATTGGAATATCATCCAAGCAAATAGGACAGCTATCATTCAAACATTGTTTTACTATTTTTTTGGAATTTATTGATGACTGCACAATGGTTGAAAATGTGGTTTGAGCAGCTTTGTTGTAAGCAACATTTTGTGAAATAAATGTTGGCATAGAATTAAACATTTGCTCTAATTGTTTATCAGTATATGACTGTTTTACATTTCCAGATTTTTTCATGATTTTCAACATAATAAAATAAATGTGTTTACATATATTTTGTACATCTGGACAATCACAGTGTGGGTTATGGTCAATAATAACATTATATTTATTACCAGTGGTACCCACCACCACAAATTCCCGTTTATGAGGATTTGTTATATTTTTCATTTTTAATAAATAAATAGGTTGTTTTAATGCTCTTTCTTTGCGCGTGGCCATGTATATAAATAACATACCATAAAATTTATAATGTATAAATGCGCCATGATTATTTTTGACAAAATATATAAAGGTGTTGAGACAAGTGATGATGAATAATGATATACTATTGTATTGGACCATTTAATTGACTAATATCATTAAGATACCCAGTGGTTCCAAAAAGAAACACTATTTGTTGATATAAATGGCAGAAAATTGATTTTTCTACGCATTCAGTTTAACTTACGAATATTCGCAAGTTAAACTATAGAAATGGAAAAATTCATCAAAGAACACACAACATTGCCTCAGGCATTCATAGATGATTTTTACTTTATTACTAGCAAATCACATCTGGACACAGACATAGTAATAAACTTTGAAATTGTGGCAAAATGGTTAAAAACAGAAAAAGGTCATCTGAAAGAAATATTAATAAAAAATTTTGATGAGGAATATGACTATACAACAAAAAAAATAACAAAAAAAGATGGTGCAAAGACAAATAATTACATTGACATAAAAATATCATCTTTGTGTTTCAAAGGTTTATGCATGATGTCGCAAACTGCAAAAGCCAAACAAGTCAGAATGTATTTTCTGGAACTTGAAAAAATAGTTAAAAAATATTATTCAGTGATAGAGGAAAAATTATTAAAAGAAATTGGTTTATTAAAAACTAATCAAAAAAAGACAAAATATAAAGTCGGTGGTGTGATATATATTATTGAGGCACATAACAAGGCAGATGGTGAAAAGTTGTATAAATTAGGAAAAACAGGTAACCTAGACAAAAGAATAAAAATATATAACACGGGGAATGCAAACAATGTTAAAATATTATTTAAAATATATGTGAATGACAAGGATTCTATTGAATCATGTGTAAAGAAAGCACTAGAAAAATATGAATATAGACATAATAAAGAGGTATATGAAATAGACATTAACATGATAAAAGTGATTGTAAAAAAATGCGATGAGTTTGCCGATGAATTAAAAAGAGAGTTAGCAACTTATGATCAGCGTACAGAAAAAGCATTAAGAAGAATAAAGGCACATGAGAATCAAATATATATGATCATTCAGGAACATGATGGATTGAATAAAAATCGTGACAATATGTCTGATTTTACAGACACAGAATACAGTGATTCATCATTAGATGATGACAGTGATGAGGATGAAAAACCCAAAAAAGTGATAAAAAAGAAGAAATGATCGTATGATACCATTTGATCGACTTATATCATTGAACTGCCGAGTGGTCCCATATGTCAGACTGGTTATATCTGTCTATTGTGATTGTTTTTGAAATTTTCAAAACTTTAATATAATTTCATTTTACATGCCACCCATGTAAAATGAAATGAGCTTATAATAATACACAATGATAGAGAACACTATTTAGGAGGCATCTAATTTAGACCTTTAGATAGCAACTATAAATAATTGTCAATAGAAATATGTATATAATGGATATCTTTCAAAGATTTAGGAAAAATACATTCAAAATGTGCCATGAATATCCCCAATACTGGGACATGGTATTGGACAGAAAGCAAAAAGGTGGTGGGTTGCCCAAAAAAATTCAAATTACAAGTGGAAATGAAGCATATTCATTTGTATATGAACGTGATGATACGATTGATTTTTATATGATGTATGATAGTAAAAACACTGACAAATGCATAATGATCTTGATAGATTCAGAATTAAAAATAGCTATTGTGGAAAGTTTAAATGGAGACAAACAAAATTGTCCAAATGGATCAAAGTTATTGAAAGCAAGTATTAAATTTTTAAAAAATAATAAAGACAAATTAGGTGTAAATAAAGTTGTGTTGAAGGATAATTCATTGAAGCATTGTTTTGGGAAGACAATTAATTTTGGTGATATGTATATGCTTCTAAATGGTGTCACTTGGTATATGAGCTATGGATTTTTACCGTATGATGCAAATAAAGATACTAAAAATAAATTGTTAATAAAAACAGCGTATAACAATAAAAATATTATTGATAAAATATTGGTAAAAGATGTTGTTAATTTAAAAAAATACATTACTAAATATGCATTCAAGGGGTTCAATATAAAAAAAATAGATGAAATGAAAAATGACAAGTTAACAGCATATTTGAAATGGATATTGAAATCATATGATGAAGACTCGTGCACTTTATTTTATAACATTTATGACAAAATTATGTTTGATTTGGGAATACACTCATTGCACGGTAAACCATTTTACATGAATTTATAATGCATCATGGTAGTTAAAACAAAATTTATTTGATCGAACAATATCATTGAGCTATCCAGTGGTTTTATCATGTTGTGATAAACAAATCTGAATATTTCCCATAAAATTTGTTCACCAATAGTATAATGCCAACACATAATGATTCAAAATGGTTGAATTGGTACTTAAATATGCATTGTGGATTTCAAATAGAACCAACAAATAATTATCAAATCGGAGGAACAAAAAGCACAGTCAAATATGAAAAAGAGGGAAAGTTTTATGAATTTATTTATGAAACATCAAAATATGATCATATATATCACTATGGTGAAAATGGTAAAGAGTGTATAATTTTGAAAATAGCAAAAGAAAACAAATACAAAGAATGTTACATTCAAAGTATTAGCAATCTGGGTAATTGTAGAATTGATGATATGTATTACAGCAAAAAGGGAACATTTTTAGTAAAGTTGGCAATTAATTTTGTTGTGGATGTATTGAAGAAAAAACATGATCTAAAAATGATAACACTAAGAGACAATTCTTATAAATTTTGCGGAACAAAAAATATATTTTTAGCTGATATGTATTTTTTACTTTATGGATCAACATGGTATGGGAAATATGGATTCAGACCATATGATGGTTTTGGAAAGAGTGATAAGATACTTTTAAAAATATATGATAACAATCAAAAAATACATGAAAAAACATATGTTAGAGATATCGAGAAAAAAATGAAAGCATGGTTACACAAATATAATAATGACACTTTAATTGATGAAAAGATTGATAATCTAGTCAATGAAAATAAGAATATGAAACTAGCACAATTTCTGAAAATGTTTTTAAACAAATTTGACAAAACGTGTGGAATATTTAATAGATTCATTGACAGACTAATGAATGAAATTGGAATGATATCACTTGCACATAAAAGTTTTTTTGTTTTAGTGTGATGTTTATAGCTTGTTCTAACATTATGCCATTTGGTATACTTGATTGTTAATAAGATAATTCATCAGATGATACTGTTGTATTGTACCATTCGATTGACCAATATCATTGAGCTGCCCAGTGGTTCCAAAAAGGGACGCTTATTAGCATTCCATGATATTGCATATCAGGCCATCGAAACGGCTTCAGTCAAGCATCAATGATACAACACAATCAAATAGTGTCGCACAATAAATAATTTAATTTTGCCACCATTTTATTTATGACTTAAATATGTGCCAATACCAATATATAAAAATGGATACACACACAATGTCATATCATGATATAATGCAATTATTAAATGCACAATCAGAAGCTAAAAACTTGACAGCCAAAGAAGAGTTAATAGAATACAATGTTACAAAAGAACTTAAATTGCTAAATGGAATTATGAAATCCCCATTGTTCAAAAGTAGTACAGCCAGAGAAAAGTTATTTGACATGGCAAGATACAATATTCTCCAATACATTGTGACTTGTGTAAATCATGATGAGAAACGTGGGGATTTTTACAGTGAAGCAAATAGATCCAAATTAAAGGAAGCTGGCAAAATGCTTTATGAATATGGTGGCACAGATGCAATGCATGATGATTTTACTTGGTCTGTCATACCCAGAAGATATCATGGTGAAATCAATTTGTGTTGGAATGGAATTGGTGAGTGGATAGCTTAGTTTTTAGTTTGTTTTTCATCATAGTACATATGATGAAAATAATGATGTGAAGAAATTGAAATTTTTTTATTTAAAGATTATTATCGTAGTACACAATATAAACATCTGATGTCTAATGCTGATAGTGATGAATCTGATAACAAAATAAAAAAAGTAAGAAAGACAAGTATAAGAAACAATTCCAAATTTAGTGAAGAGAGAAAAGAAATTAAACAAAAATTAGATAAGATCTTGGGAATAACTGAAACCAATGATAGATTTTATATGTGTGATATTGATGAAGTCAAACAAAAAGAAATAGAAGACATGCTAGAAGATATCAAAAAATATTATCCATGCAGTGAATGCAGGTGGTATACAAAAGGTGTTGATAGATTATATGTGGCATTGATTAAATACATTTATAAATGTGCAAAAGTTGAACTACTTCATTCCCAGAAAACAGTGGAAAGACATGGAAAAAAAGTATACACAGGCATGTATCTTGTAATATGCGCTTAATAATAATTTTTTATTTTAGATTTAGACAGTATAAGAATGTCTAAATCAGGAACATTAAAAATGTGCCACAGCAATTTAAAAGACAAACAGGTTATACCCCAGCCGGCCAAAGTTGTGGATATACCTGTAATAACTTTAGAAAATTTTAAATCCCAAAAATCCTCACCGATTATATCAATAGATGATTTGATAATAGTTGATTATCAAAAAGGTTTCAATATATACCCAAAAACTGAGAAACAATTGGAATATTGGTATGCAATCAAAAATAAAACAGGTTATGTAAAAGCTGTTGAGGATCAAATGAAAGATCACATTATGTTGTCTCAACCCAATTATTATTATAATCATACACTGAAATGTGTCAAGTATGCTGTTAAGTATTGTTTTGTACCAAATGATTATAGTCAACTGGCTGAATTAATGAAAACAAATAGTTGTTTTTTTGAGGTCATACCAAAAGATTCACATGTCAAACCATATTTTGATTTAGAAATTGAGGAAGATAATATTACATCAGCAAAGTGCAAAAGGCTGTTAAATTTATTTATTAAAATTGTTATTTATGAATTTAAGAAACAACTGGATGTAAATTTGGATAAAAAAGACATAAGGACACCAAATTAAATGTCTATTTAAAAAAAAGCAATAAAGAAAACAAAAAGTGTGATCAGCGATATAAAAGTAGATAAATTGATTAAGGGGTATGAAAATGAATCCCTAAAAATTTTTTTTAAAGAATTTATGAAAAAATATGATCAAGCCTGTAATATATTTTTTTATGTTCAGCCCAAATTGATGAGGGATTTAAAAATGAGAGATATGCATGGTATGACATATTTTATGAAATTAAAATAGTACAGTTTGTTTCATATCATTTTACACATGAAAAAAACTCACAACCTTTTTGCATGCAATGTTACGCATATTCGACGTTTTCTTCAACATCGATGCGGCCATTTACACAATTATTAGAAATATATGCATCTTTTGAAGACATTTGTAAAACATTTACTTTTTTACCCTCAAAAGTTATGAAATAGTGATACAGTTTGCTAACTCCGTCTTTTTTAATTATTCTGTGTACACAAGACATAGAAGTTTTGTGGGTTGTAAAAAACCTTGAAATTTTTAATCTATTTACAACAAAACTGTTTCCTATTGTTTTATATGTTATCTTATTGTCATATGTTTTATTGATTTCATATACACATGATTTTCCAGATGGTTGATATAATGTCAAATGTGAATGATTTTCTACATTTGGTTCTATATGTGCTAAAATAAAATCCGACAAATAGTTAAAATTTCCAAGAGGAACATCATGGACATTCATATTTTTTGTTAAATCCTCCATTTTTTTCTGATCTTTTTTGCAAAGTGATTCCATGGTGTTGTTATTGTTTGATGATGTTATTATGATATTGTCATAATAAATGTTATTTTTTCAAACTTTTCTGACCAGGAGTTCAATAGATTAAATTTTTTTAACGAAACAGAAGGGGTGGTGCGGGAAAAACCACTCCTTTATACCTTTTTCAGGTATTTTTATATAATAAATCATAAATAAAGCAATATAATTCCACTATTTGATTGACCAATATCATTGAGCTGTCCAGTGGTTCCAAAAAGTGACATTTGTCAGCATTTTTTATTAGGGTTTTTCAAAAATAATTTATGATCATATTGATCCAAAAAATACACATCATAACATTTCATCCATAAGTGTCAACAACTTGATTTTATATTTTAAATATCTTCTGTAATTAAGATCATCTCCACCACCTTTCATAACATCATCATCTGACAAATCATCATCAGAATCACTTTCTGATTCACTGTCAGATTCCATATCATCTGAAAAAATAACTGTTACCACTTTTGCCGGATCAAATGGGGGCATGCTTTTCATGCGTGCTTGTTCTGATTCAGTTGAAACATCTGGAGTTTTATCAATATCTGTATTGTCAAAAAACTTTACACATTCAGCAACGACATCGATCATTGTATTGTATGAACATTTGTAATACTCTTTTGTTGGTATGGTAGTATACGCAGTCATTTTTGCCTTAATGCATTCTTCGATGGCATTCTTGTTTGTAACTTTAATCACTTTTAAATACTGTGACCTATTTGAAAACCCAGTATCATAGGTTTTCTTTCGCTTATTTGGATCATCTGTTTTGCCAACTTTTAATTCTAATATTTCATCTGGGTCAAATTTCACAGATTTTTCAATGCGTCGCATGATGTAAATTGAGTATCCAGTTTCATATTTTGGTATCTTCATGTTATGTTTCAAAACATCAATTTCATCACTTTTCTTTTTGATTGTAGCAAAGGCAGCATCTAATTCATCTTGCAATTGTTGTATTTTGTCAATATTAGACTTTTCTGACCGATACACACCATATTTTCTAATAGATGGCATTACTTCTCTGGCAATCCAATCGGCAATTTCAACAGCTATTTTTTTCCTGCTTTTTAGAATGAGATGATTGAACCCGGCTTCTGACAGATATTTTGATTGTCCCTGAGCATTTTTGTATAGAATTTTGTAATTTGAGACAATGTCTTTTAGATACACAATGTCTTTTTTTAATACATGTTTTCTTAGGGCATCCTTGGGATCTTTATATCCTAATATTTTGGCTATTTGGTTAGAGTTGAAATATAAATTTTGTTCATTGTCAAATGCAATTCTGATTTCATGATCATTGTATTTTAGAAGTCTGTGATAAATATCAATTACTTTAGCTGTCATTTGTTTCGATATACTAATATTATTGATGATTTTTTATGTCAGGAAATAAATATTCGATTTTTAAATGTCACAAGAAGGGGGGGGGGGGGGTCTGTGGGAT